CGTATTGAGCCTTGCCGCACGCGCGTAACGCCTGTCACAGTTGCCGTCACTGGCTCCTGCACAAGTGCGCCGGCGACGACGCGGTTTCCGCCGAATAGTGATGTGGAGGCGCCGTCTGCGCGTAAGCCCGTTTCTTTTACGCGAGATGACGCAATCAGCGTTGTACTTGTGCCGTCAGATTGCGCCGCGGCAAACTTGGCATCGCCTACCGCATACCCTTCCAGCCAGTAGGCTTCGCCGCCTGCTGCGCTTGGCTCTGGCTGGACGTAGTATGCGGTCATGCTTTAGCTTTCTTCTGGTAGCTCTTTCTTGAGCATATCCACGAATGCGTTGCGGCCTACGCGCAACTGATCCAAGTTGAACTCTGCGCTGCCGATTTTCTGATCTAAGCTATTAATGTGGTTAATGCACATTTTTGCCTGATCCGACAGTTGATCTTCCGTGTATTCTACATCGTCAATCGTGATGACCTTTTTGTCTTCAGTCACTTTGATTTCCTTTCTGTGTGTTATTCAGCGGCCCAAGGTACTCCCGCTGCGCTGGTTGGGGTTTTGTCAGCTTCAATCTTAGCAGCAATCGCCGCCTCGACATCCGCTTGGTTTGCTTCGGCTTGCGCCCATGCAATGCAGTTGGCTTCCGTTACGTTATCGTAAGCAATGAAACCATCCGCATCCGCATCTGGTGTGTGGCTAGTTGTGCCATAGCTAGACGCAGAGTAATCACCGTCTACGCCATCGCAACGCCAGTGGATTACAGTGATACCACCGTCTGCCAAGTTACGTTCTGTCATTGGTACTGACCATGTGTATGTTACAGCCATTATGGTGTCTCCTGTGCTGCTATTAGTTAAATATTGATACAACGAGCATAAACACTCACACTACCCGTTCCGCTATTTAGTCCAACTGTAAGGCGTAACCGAGCGTTTGTGCCAGATGAGTTGTTAGTGATTACTGGGGAGTTTGCATACGGCTCTTGGCTAGTCCCCGTTGAACCATGCGTCCCTCCGATTTGTGAGACGTCATTACCACCGCCAAATGCTGTTGGTCGTGAGTTATACAAATACAACCTTGATAAGTTTGCATTGGAGTTTCCGTCGTTAATAACCTTTACAATTATCAAACCCGCATGCGCATAATCTGGGAGCTGAATATAGGCATATCCACCACTTGCAACGCCCGTATCACTTTTAGCGTCAAAATCTTGTTGAACAGAAAGATAACCCCAATCGGCACTGGTTTGAGCTATACGAACGCCCCCACCCGAAAGAATGCGCATGCGTTCTGAGCCAGACGTAGTGAAACGCATCTGACTGCTGCCAGTTGTCTGAGCGTTGATGTCTAACAACGGCTGACCACCAGAGGAGTTAGAGCCAATACTCCCCACAGTGACATCGTCTTTGCGGAAGATCGCAATGTCACCGTCTGAGGTTTTACGGTTAAACAAGACTGGATTTGTGCCACTTGCTGTAGTTACAGTTTGACCCGTGGATTGGAATACCTTGAAACCAACATCATTTGTGGCAGTGCTAGTAGTCCCCACCAGCAAGTTACCGCTGCTGTCAATGCGCATGGCTTCGTTTGAGCTATTGTCGCCATACCCAGTAAACACATGCTGATTGGCAATGTATTCTTGGGTAATATAAGAACTAGCATTTCTAGCCATCAGGTAAACTTCACCTGTGCCAAAGGCTACTCTGTGGTTCTCTGTGCCATTGGAAACTTCAAGTGGTGAGTTGGGCGAACTCGTCCCAATGCCAACATTACCGCTGCTGTCGATGCGCATGGCTTCCGTTGTACCAAGACGAAACTCGTGTTGTGACCCAGTATATCCTAATGCCGCATACGCAGAATTTGCATCATTCAAAGAGCCAATCGTAGGTGTGCTGCTTGCACTGAATACTCTCAAGTTTTGATCGGTGCCAACATTTATGTGCAACGGATTTAGAGGCGAAGTCGTCCCAATGCCCAAACTCTCAGCACTCGCATCCCAGAAGAACTTTGCCGTGGTGCCAGTATCCTCGTAGAAGCTGATGTCGCCGGTTAAATGGTCTATTGAAAAACGAGATACGTTTGAAGTATTGGCGTCGTTAGACGTTTGTATGTTTAACTGACCACCATTTGTCCTCAAACGAGTGTTTAAATCAGTTGTGTCACTTTCAAGCAAGTAAATAGACGGAGCTACATTTTCAATACTTAAACTTGCAGCATCTATAGCGTTAGTCACACTTAAACTAGAAAAAGTCGGACTATCGCTTGTTCCAACTGCTTGGCCAATTGAAACCGTGGAAGAACTTACTGTGACACCAGTACCTTGACCCACCGCAAAGGTTGTACCAGTTAAGGACAGACCGTCGCCTGCGGAATAAACGGCAGTTTCCGCAACCACCGTAAACATAATGTTTGTGGTTCCAAAGATAATCTCACCGGCGGTGTTCATCACATACAGTTCACCGGCACCGGTATCACCTTCTTTTACAAAGAAAGCGTCACCTTGACCAAGACTGTCGGGATCAGACGGACCATAGCTGTCCGCATCCGTAGCCCGAGTTAAAACCCAGTTCGTGCTTGCAGAACCGGTGTTTGTGACGGTGTATACGCCGTTTTCATAACCGTTCGTTTGGCTATAAATTAAAACCCGGTCATTCGTATTTACCGTAACACCATCAATTACAAGCGCAGCCTGAGTACCTGCGTTTGTAAGTGTAGCACCCACACCAGAAGAGCCATTATCGTATGTCGCTGTCAGATTTCCTGCCGTGTCAGGAGACTCAACACGTACAGGGTCATGATAGTGAATACCCGCCGCCGCAATCGTATCTACATACTCTTTTGTCGCGGCCATTAAAGCGGTTGTCGGGTCTTGGTTGAGTATCAGATCGCCGCTAGAATCAAAAAACGCCGCCTTACCCGCAGGTTGAGTAATAAAGACGCTTGCCTCACCCGCGGTAAGATTAATAGCACTTCCTGAGTTTGAGCTTGCCAGTATAGTAGTTCTAGCCAGTGTTGTGCCCGTTGCCGTAAACGTACCAAGACCAACTTCCCATTCGCCTGTACTTAATTCTACAAGGCTATAATAAGTAGTATCGCCGTCAGATAACGCAGAGGAAAATGCCTGAAACCCAGTATCCGCGCCTGCAAGCGTCAGAGTACCTGTTCCTGTAGTTGCCGTCGTCTCTTTAACGCGATCTTTTACAACAAGAGCCATGAAGCCCCCCTATTTATGCAAGGCGAATAATAGCTGCCGCAGCCGTGGCGTCTGGAAACACAATTTGAAAGTCTCCGGCCGTTGAAGTCTTGTCTTCTGTAAAATCCAACACAACCACTGCATCCGTAGTTCCCGAGCCACCATTAGTTTCTGAGTTGTAAATAATAGCACCACGCGCCGTAATTGTCGCGTTAGTAAACGTGATATCATCAAAGTCAGTAATTGCCGTAGTGGTTTGAGCCGCAGGAATAGTTGGAGTGACGTTTGTTAAATCTCCGCCACCTTGTGTATACGGGTTAGACCCGGAGCCGGTGTTTGATACTTCGGCGCTATTCGCATAATCGGTTACGGTTTCATCCATTGTAGTGGTATCTCCGCCAAAGTTAGTTCCAGTCGCGGCACTTGTATGTAAGGACAGTTTAAACTGATCATTACCAGTTGTGAAATCATGATAACCTTTCAGCAAGTCTCGCTTGAAAGAGGTACACATATAGTTTCCGCTGAATGCCATTTTAAAGTCTCCTTATGAGTTCAGCCAGTTGTGGGTGACCCGCATCTTTAAGTGCATTATACACAGTTGTGCGGTCACTGCTAATAGCTTGTTGCATGTAACTAGCCACAAGCTTTTCCACACGCTTTTGAAAAGCATGTGCTTGGTCCCGTATTGCCGGATGAGCAGTATCAGAAACCGAAATAATTCTTTTTACGCAGCGTTCAGAAAGCTCTTCAGGCGTAAACCCACGTCCGCTCGTCGTATGTACTTCCACAAGCGATTTGTTTTTTTCAAAGTCAAAGTTCAAACTTTGTATCATTGTTTATCCCTTATCACTTTACCAGTACGATACTCGTCGGTTGTTTCTTTGGCTTCACCCAACATTTTAATGCCAACAAGGGCTTCTTGCAGACGTTGGTTGTACATAGCCATAACATCTTGTTCGCCTTTCATGAAAATATACGCTTCAATCAACGAGCCGTAAAGCAACGCTAACTCTGCATTTTCACTTAACCACGTAGTGCCATCCTCGGCACCCGCCGTTAAGCTTACGGGCCGATACAGGTAGTGCATTTCTGCCGTGTAAATAGCATCCGGGGTTGGCGCTAAGATAAAGTTATCCACGTCAAACTGAGAATAATACCGAGGCGCACCTGTGGTAGTAGCATCAGGAGTAAAAGTCTGTATAAACGAGGGGTCTTTAAACTCAACAAAGAACTTGTCTCCGTCTGCGCCCTGAAGACTTAAAGAAAAGGGTGCTAAAAAGTCATTCGGACACCCCAAATACTTTTGGTTTGCTACCGTGGAAGCTGTAGCGTTTTTGCGAAACAAAGAAAGCTGAACGTTCTTTAGGATTCTCTCTTCTGCAACACGAATGAACAACGGGATATTTGTTACAAACGTTTGTTCGGAGTTTTCCGTATAGTCCTGAATGGCCTGCTTTAATTGTGCGTATGTAAAACTCATAGCGTATTCACCTTATAACCCATGCCGCTTTGGGCGCTAGAATACGTATACAATGTTGGAGCACCAATAGCGACTGTAATCTGAGTAAACGCACCCGACGAACCCGGAGTACCGTTGTAAGTAACGCCTGTTGTATACTCTACGCCGCCGCCATGTGTTCCGTCTGGTGTCGTTGAAAAACGAAGTGGGTAACCCGTGTTTGAAGCAGCGGACTGGTCATAACGATAAGTAAGCCCTTCATACACATCCCTACCCGCAGAACCCGGCTGCGCACCATCTTGATAGAATACATTACCAGAGCCGGGATTAGATACGGTCATCGTATAGGTTGCTGTAATTGTAGGAACAACAATCGTTGCTTCGCCCACATCCCCCGTAACACCGACTCCTGTCAAAGACACCGAGACGTTTTTTATAATATTTATCCCAACCGCGCCCACTTTGCCAAACCCTACAATTGGCCGAGGCGAGGGGTTATTAACTGTGGGAATGCCCACATATACCGAAAACGTAGCTTTTACGTCAGGACGCGCATCCTTTAAAGCCTGCGCATCAATCACCTTGCGAAAAGGCCCCAATTGCGGCTGCTTAGGTTCCCACTCGTCTCTACCGACTAAAGCTCCAGTCCACTCTTTACGCATGTCTTTATACCGATACCGAAAACCGGATCGGTCCGAAATAGCGTAAGAATTTTTTCCTGTCGCAAACTTTGACATCAATTAGTCCTAAAGTACTGGTATTGCGGAACGACATTAAATGACGAACGGTCACGGTCTTCCGACATAGCCCGCTCAAATTCTTCTTCGTAAACAGCTTTCAGAAGCTGAATTCGTTGTGGCGCACGTTTCATAGAAATGTAATAAGCCAAGCCCGCAGCCAAACAGGGATAAAAGCGAAATGGCATATCTACTGTATTTGTTTGTGCGTCAGCATCATCCATACGCGTTAAGGCGTCATAGATGATGGTATCCGTGCCGTTTTCTGGCACAGGCCAAACTTTTAAGGCAGGCGTGACCTGTCGATCCAAGAAAAACTGAGATGGACGGCCCTGAGTTGTTTTATTTGGAATAGACAGGAAAGAATCCCTGCTTAATCTGTCCAAAGCATAATCGGTGTTGCTTCTGCGAACTACAACGGACAGAACATCGATGACATCGGCACTCAGGTCATAGTCACCATCCCCCTGTGTCAGGGTTAAAGTGCGCTGCTTAATAGTCCATTGGTTAAGGCCTCGGTTAGCCCATTCTGCGAGCATCAAATTCATAGACCGCTTCGCTGTCTTTAGATCATAGCCCGTTCTAACTTCTAAGCCGCAACGCTCAAAAGCTTCTTCAATGTAGTCTGCTACATCTAGTTCAAAGTCTTTGCTGCCCGAAGTTGTCATAGCTTACTTCTTCTTTTTAACGGCACCGCCAGAGCGCATCTTTTTTACCATTCCACCACCGCGGAGTTTCTTTACGGGACCACCGCGCATCTTCTTCACAGGTCCGCCCCGCATCTTCTTTTTAGGTCTCATCGCCATCGATCAATCTCCTATAAAGTTTTTCTCTTTGAGCAAAGATAGCCTCTACATCATAATCCTTAGCATATTCTTCATAATATCCCAAGGCTTTGAGTTGTTGCGACGACTTATGCACCTTTGATAAACGTTGTATGAAAATCATAGCATATTCATCCGAAACAAGCTGCTCAAAAGTTGCAGCATCTAAATATTCCGCATCATCGTCATGAGGGTGAAAACCCATCAACCAAACGTCTTTGTCAATAAAAACACCCTTTGATATGGCTTCATTCATCTGATCTAAGTAGTCATGAAAAGCGTCAGGGTCCTTTTTGTAGGACATATCCACTACGATCACTAAATCAAAGTTATCATCAAACTGCGAAACCGTGCTGTACACGGTCTGAAAGTTGTTTTCATACTTGTACAAAACCGCAACACTGCCCTCGGCCCACGCTTTTTTGGCATAAGGACATGGCGGCAAATTGTTAAA